AAAAAAGAAAAATTTATATGTAAATAAAGACACAATGTATTATGGAAAAATAAAAAAAACAATGCATTATAAACCACCTAGTCTTTTATTTAATAAAAATTTAATATCTTCTGTATCTTATTATCCGTCCTTTTTAGGCATGAATTATGGTAGGACTCATTTTTTAAAATTTTTTAATCAAAAATATGAATGTAATGATGATTATACCGTAATTATGTCGCAAATCAATTTTAATAATACTTTAAATAATTTTGACAATGATTTATTTAACATTATGAATAATGTTGGGAAAAATACGGCACCTGGATTTTCTTATCTCTCTGGAAAAAAAAAACAAAATAAATCTATAATGTTGAATTATTTAATGTTAATAAAACCTCAGGAATGCTTTACTGTAATAAATTGTTCTGAAAAAAAAGAATTATTACCAATAGTATCATTAATTAAGAAAAAAAAAACAAGATTATTTGCTTCGTGTGATTTTCATACGGAAGTTTTTTTTAGATATTTGTTCAATAAAGCATATAAGAGAATAGTCAATAATAAAAGACATCCGGTTAAAATAGGATGTTCTTTGTTTCATGGTCATATTAGGGACATTTTTCATTATGTCGATGATATAAATGAAATGCAGTCTGCTGATGGTGAGGCTTTTGATTCATCGCTTAGATTAAGATTAATGGTGAAAGCGTTACATAAATTTTTAGTAGAAGCTGACTATAATTCTCTTGAGGTTATGATATGTTTATCTTTTTTTTGTGCTTTTATTAAACAACCACGTGTATTTCAAGGCATGATTGTATCTTTTTTGGCAGTCATGCCTTCTGGTTGTTTTTTAACAGCTATGTTAAATTCGTTTGTAATATATTATATATTGAGCTTGCATTTTACACCTGATACCATATTGCGAAATTTTTTGCTTTATGGAGACGATATTCTTAATAATAAAAAGTATTCACAATTTTTTTCTAAGGTTACAAGATGGCATGGATTAAATTATGTATATGATAAAGATAGTATTAGTTTTTTATCCTTTCAACCAATAGAAATAGCAGGTGTAATGTATCCGAAACCTAAAGATATCGAAAAATTATTTGCAACATTGGCTTTTGAAGTAAATGGTAATACAACAGCAAATAAGTTATCAATGTTTAGTTCTCTTTTTGTTTATTATTATTATTATTTTATGTTTGATGTGAACAAAAATGTTTATCAAAATCAATTTACTAGGTTTTTGTCTCATCATTTTCCCGATAATTATCGTGCATTATATAAATCATTTGTTTTTATTGCAAATAATTTATATAGTTGCATTGATGATTAATAATATCTTCAATAATAGTTGTTCTTTTTTATGGATTTTTTTTCTTATATAGAAAAAAAGTCTAAAAAATATAAATTTATATTATACTTAATCTGTCTCGCTTACGTGATAACAAACATTGGTCATTTAAGTTTGGGCAGAAGGGTATTAATTTGAAAATTTTTGGTTTGTTTTTTGTAATATTAATCTTTTCTTTTAACATTTTATTATACTTAATCTGTCTCGCTTTTAAGTTTGGGCAGAAGGGTATTTCATCTGTTTTTTCTTTTCCTATGAAAAGAAAATATTTTTTGTTGCAGTGGCAAATTTTTAATTGTAAAAATTAAAATAAAAATAAAAA